AAAAAGAGATCAGCAAGAAAGAATTATGATAATTATCCCAATTCTAGGAAAGCTCGCAATAGAATACGCAATGCAATAAGATCTGGTAAGATAATTCGTCCTGATCATTGTTCATCATGTGGTATTGATTGCAAGCCAGAGGCTCATCATGACTGCTACACTAAACCGCTTAGTGTCAGGTTCTTGTGTAGGTCGTGCCATATAGAATGGCATAATAATAACACACCAACAAATAGATAAAAGGAATATTAATTATGAAAGTTATTGAAGTAAAACAAGGTTCTGACGCGTGGGCAGAAGAAAGATTTCGATGTATAGGAGGAACAAAATTTCAATCAGCTATTGGCGCCAAATATTCAGCTGCTAAAAAAACATGGACTTTAGGCGATAAGAAAATCCAAAGAACTCTTTTACTTGAACTTGTTTCTGAATTTCAAAGTGAATTAGAGATTGATGATTACACAAATGAAACCATGCAGCGCGGTCACGATTTAGAGCCTATATCAATGGCAAGAGCTGAAGAGGAGCTTGGCGAAGTCTTTGAAACATGCGGAATGCTCCAGAGTGATAAGCATGAAATGTTCAAATTCAGCCCTGATGCAATCTGTAAAAATGATGAAGGTGTTATTATTGGAGGATATGAAACCAAATCAAAAGCAGGCAAGAAGCATATCGAATATATGGAAGATGACATAGTGCCGACTGAACACCTTTGGCAGTGTCTTTGTCCTATGATTATGGATGATTGCGTTGAGTGGTGGTCTTTCGGTCATTATGATGATCGCAATCATATTAACGACTTATTCATTAAAAGAATTAACCGCCATGAGTACGCGGAATTAATCGACCAGGCAAGAATTTTGCTCGATGATTTCATTTTGGAAGTTATGAAAACAGTTGAAAAAAGAGGAGGCATTTATTATGCCTAATGTCAGCCACACAATAATTGCGAAGAGTGATCAATTGAATTTTGATGATATTCGCAACGGTGAAAAGATCCTTGAAATAACTACGGTGAATGTCACCGCCGGAGATCAGCCAGTATCAATTCATTATAAGGATGATCTTAATAAACCTTATAAACCATGTAAAGGAATGATTCGGCTTATCTGTGAAGCCTGGGGTGAAGAGTCTGAAAACTGGCATGGTAAATCACTTAAGCTTTATGGTGAAGGATCTGTACGCTGGGCAGGTCAAGAAATTGGTGGTCTTCGCATTCGTGCCATGTCTGATATTGACCCAAAAGGTATGAGCTCTTATGTCGCAGTAACAAGAGGCAAGCGACGAAAGGTCACTATTGACTTGTTGAAGAAAGTCCAACCTGTTAAGCATGAGTGCCCAAAGTGTAAGGCTAAAGAAGTCACCTTTATTACTACAACAAATATGTGGACATGCGGTAAATGTTCTCATGAAATCCCACCAAAAACACAAGGAAATAAATAACATGAATAAAAAGAAAGTAGTTCTAACAATCTCAGAATATGAAGTGAACGGCGAAAAGAAGAAGAAGCGCGTAAACGTTGGCAGAATCCATAACTATGAAGGAGGCGGTGAAGCTATTGTTTTAGATGCCGCTTTATGTGCCACTATTGCCGCTAAAGCTCAAGCCGCGTTAAATGCCGGTGAAGATTCTATTTGGTTATCAATCTTTGAAGATGACGGACAAGGGCGGGGCCAAACACAACAAGCACCTCAACAGCATCGAGCTCCGGCGCCTCAGTATCAAGCGCCACCTCAGCAACAACAGCAACAACAAGTACAGGCGGGACAATACCCTGATCCTAATGGGCCTTCATTTTAAATGATTAACCAAGAGTTACCTATCTGCCTAAGCTGCCGATTGACCGGCAAGAGCGAAGAAGATAAGATAATTCAGGCTGAAGAGTTTATAAGTAAAAAATTAAGTAAGTCGAAGTATACGCCAGATGATTATGAAATGCAGATTGTTAACCAGATAGCATATTTTACGCGCAAAGGAGAGTAGAGGATGGAAGATTTTTATAGAAAAAGAGAAGTTTCTGAATTGCCATTTGGTGAAGAATATTCAGGCCATATTGATTGTATTATTTGTCATAAGACTCAAGGGCTTATGGTTCGTCCGTGGAATATGCGCCACGATTGTTTTGATGACTCTGAGTATGATGACCATTTTTGCGATAAGGATCAAGTAAAGTGGTGGTCTACAATGCCTCATTTTGATTATGATAATTTAGAAAAACTCACAAAGTAAATAGAAGTACAAACAAGAAGCGGCAGGCAAGTAAGTCCGCATTAACGGAAGCCTCTAATATAAGTTGTTTGAGCTATAACCGATGATAATTGAGTCCATCAATCAAGATCGTTGGCCCATACTTAACAGTGTGGGCCTTTTCTTTTATTGCAGAATGATACACCATAGTGCAGTTTTAATACACATTATCTGAGCTTAGATTAAAAGAAACGGTGCATTAGATGGATAAGGAAAAGGATAAAGAAGAAGATATCATCGAGATCTTTCTGTTGATAACTGATGAAGATATCGAGAAGGCAGAAAATAAAGTGGCCTATATCAAGTCATACAAAGACGTCAAGAAGTTGGTTGAGAATTACGAGGGGATGTGATTTTATTTGTCTTTTTTGGTGTCGAGCTTATCAATAAACTTAATCAGTAATTCTTCAAGCTTACTCATACCCGATTTAAAGTCTTTCTTTAATTCTGCTTGACCATCAATCACCGTGCTCATTTGCGTCTTTAATACTGATGTTGTGGTTATGAGTTCCTGAATATTTTGTTTCATCGGCTCAAACTCATCATGTTTAAAATCTTTAAAATCAGCATCGTGCTTGTCCATTCTCTTTTCAATTGGCTCGATCTTTTCATCAATCTCTTTTTTGACATCGACCATAATTTTGCTCTTTATTTTTAAGTAGGCAAAAGTTCCCAAAGCCGGTATAGCTATAACCGCAACAGCTATCCAGATATCAACCCAACTCCCTTCAGTAATCCCCAAGACTATCTGCATCTTCTTAACCTTATAATTATTTGTGTGTTATTTAAATTGCAGTCTAAAAAATAAAGTGCAACCTATGCGCAATAAAGTTACTACTTAGCACAAAGGAATATGTCATTTCGTAGTCTTCCATTAGAGCGCAAACCTATTATTTATATAAGTGTATAGGTCTGTTTTATCACCGCCTGATATATTATTATCATATATATAAACAGCCGCAATTTTGGCGTTTAATAATGAAGCGGCGTGAGCTTTGCCGATTTGATCCATTACACCAATTTTTTTATCTGTGTTATTAATTCCCCCATTAAATAGCGAAACGCTCTGTGCTACTTCTCCATATTTTATTCCCGCCGTTGCGGTGGCTAAAGTCATTTCTAATACTTGATAGCTATTAGTCAGTGTACTAGTCGTATAGGCTGCCGTATTTAGTGCGGAAGCATTATTAAATAAAGTAACAACCTCATTGGTTATACCACCAGTAAGTCCACCAAAATTAATATTTCCTACTCCATCCACCAGACCGGCAGAATCACCCATGAGCTTTTGCTGTGTACCTTCAGGAACGACAGCGGAGTCAGGTTTAATCACAAAAAATATACTGAAGTCCCCAAGATCTAGGGAATCAATAGTTATAAAAGCAGTCCCGTCAAAATCAAAAACAGAGAGCCCGTTTAGAGCATTAGTCTCAATAGTTCCGTTCGTATTTGTGAAGGTTCCGGATAAAGTTGATAAATCAGTATAGCCGCCTAAGCTCGCGTCAGCCCATAGCTTTATACCCGATATGTCATTTGGTGAGAATGCCGGCGGCACAACCCCAAGTTTACCGCTTGAGATTATGCCTCTGGATAGCGGTGTCATTAGGTGACATCTCCTGGAATTACCCAATCATTAGCGGTTATCTGCCACATTACGCCGCCTTGAAATTGATTATTAACAACGACTGAGCCGCCACTAACACCGTTTACAGTTACACCAGTATCTCCTGTAATTGTGGTTACTCCTACACCTCTTTGTAAATAAGGAATCTTAACCGCTAAAGGTAAGGCGACACTCGCATTTGTTGGTATCGTGATCTCATTTGATGAGCCGCTTGTCATTACAATATTTGTATTGTCTTTGTCGGTTAATACCAAAGTATAAGCAACACCGGCTTGAACGTTATCTACACCGGCCGCAACCGCGAAAGGGGATAAGGTATTGTTCAGAGTGTTAAGGGCGTCTTCAGTTGTCGCACCACTAACGCCGCTTAAGTTTGTTATTTGGCTGTTATCATAATCTCCACCGGCAGGAACTACGCCTAATGTTCTGCCATTGAATGAAGATACACCAGTGGCACCGCCAACAGTTAGAATCTTAGAATCAATTCCAGATGAGGCCGCGTTATCTAATAACACTCCGGCGCTGATGACCGTTCCTACAATATTATAAGACGTAGTAGAGAACGTGGAAGAAGTCACCGCAAAGTATAAAAACTTGGCCGCGTCTGATAATTGACGAACCCAAAACGCATCACCCGATCCAATAGTTGAAAGTGTATTAGTTATATTCACTGCGTTTACATCTGTGATTGAAACTCGAATAGTTGTCACTGATCCAATAGCTGTATTATCAAATTTAATTCCACCAGAAGCCGGCTCTGTTCCATCGTCATTAGTATCAAAATTCATTTCAAAAGCAATGCCACCAGAACCACCGGCCCCACCATTTGCGACTGGTTCCATATCACCACTTGAGCCATTGAACGCTAATACTTGCCCGTTAGATATTCCGGATAAGTCAACTATGTCAATGCCCTGTAATTTATCAGCATTCCATTGAGCTGTTGAATTGCCAACTTGAGCCGCTGTAACTGTATGAGGATTTGAAGTGTTAAGTATATGAGAGTTTGCCGCGGCAATATCAGCTAAATCGACGTCATTATTAGGCATCGCTAAAACTCTAGTGTTGCCTGTCGCAACCGCGCCAACATCAATACGCATTGTTTTTGTATTGTCGCCCGGGTCTCTGACAAGTTCTGTGGTATCATCAACCGGTAAAGCAATAGAAGCTGTGACTATATCCCAAGTCGGGCCGCTTCCATTGAATCTATATAACTGGCTGTCGCTGTCATCTCTGACTACATCCCAATCTTTATGCACATTTGAGAAGGCCCACGCTACAAGAGTCGATGACCATGTGGCAATCTGTTGCTCTTGTCCTGCCCATAATCCAGTTGCAGGAGATAAGACGATATAGGCGTCATTATCAGCCGGTGAACCTGGAGGAGCTGTTTGCTGTCCTAAGACCATGCCAAAATCACTAAAATTCTTAGCAATGATCTTATCCATGCCTTCAGAGATTGAAGCCGGGGAAGAACTGGCAATACGTAGCCATTTATTAGGGTCATTCGGATTATAAACATAAATTGCATTTGAAGGAATCGCGCCGCCTTGACCAATGAAATCATCATCTCTAACATTAATTTGCTGATATGGTTGATAAAAATCATCCCCATCTTCCATGGCAACATAAAAAGCAATGGCACCGGATTTATCAAAATCAAAAGTTGCAAAGGATGCCGGGATTGTATCTTTATTCCAATTGGCGTTATATTCGTTTTGAATATCTGAACCTTGTTGGGTGATCGACATTGAGATTGTATCTTCGCCCGTAAGTAATGCGCCGTCAAGTGTGGAGTCAAATGAGATTGAGAAGCCGCCTGAAGTCTCAACAAGCAACTGAGCACCGGCAAAACTTAGATTTTCTTTAGCTGAAATATCCACCGTAAAATCACCACCGGATCTACTTGGAAGGGCAATTAATGCCGCTAAAACGGTTGCTGCATTTGCATTGTAAGCAATGGCCGCCGTTGTCTCTCCGGCAACTCTAATAGCGAATGTTCCCGCTGTTGGTGGAGTCGAGCCGGTTGAGATAGTGAATTTCTCTTGAGAGAATCCCACAACACCGGTGGCTAGAGTTGTCGCAATTTCGCCAGAATCTACAGGAACACATTTAAAATCTGAACCAGTTAAAGAGGAAATATCAAAAGGCAGGCCGTCTTGATCTTCATAAATTAATGTAAGATCACCCGATTGCCGGGTTATCATAGAATCTGGTAGACCTTTAAAAACAATTGTTTGTTGTGTGCCGCCAACAACGACCGGCGCGGTATAAGTGGGAGTGATCATCTGGCAGCATCCTGTATTGATTCTATTGATAGTTTTAATAAAGTATATCAAATATAATGATATTCAAATAGGTTGAACTTTTCGCGGTTCGCCTTGCGTTACAAAATAGCGTGAATACTGCAAGAATAATCACTTCCAAAACCTTTATATTATATCAACTAAGGAGAAGGAAATGAAAAAGATACTACAGGCAGTCGCAGTTATAATGTTATCAGTACTCGGGATTTATTCAGTAATTAACTTTGTTGCCGGCCCTCTCTGGGCTTTCTGTATGATTGCTTATTCAGTGGGGTTTATTCGCTTGATCTTAAAGGATGTCGATTTTAAGAAGGTTAAAGCCTTTACTATGATTGAGCTTATTATGGTCATTACAATTATGTCAATACTTTTGACTATTACTCTTGGCGCGATGAAAGCCGATACAAGCAAAGTGGCCATTATTCAAGTTGGCTCCAACCTTGAGCTATACAATGCAAAAGCTATGGCAGAAGTGACAACATACCGCATTGAAATCACCGCTAATAAATTAGAAGTGTATGATATTAACGATAAGCTGATCCATGAAGAGGAACTTAAACACGAGGTTACTTTTGATAACGTAACAAGTGAATCAGTCGTAATAAATAGGCGTGGTGAATTAGATAATAGAAGCTCTGAATTAAAGCTATGGGTAAAAGAAAGGCCGCTTCGTGTTAATATGTTTACCGGTAAAGTCAGCTATTATCAATAAAGAACTCTAAAGCGGGGTTATTTAAGTCGATGAAGTTTTCCTCAGACGCCAATAATGAGAAGTTTTGGTTCTCTGATCTACCAGTAGGCCCCGGAGCCGGATTAAATAAAGTGTTAGGCTGTAGCGGTGAACCTCCAGATATAGCAATATATTTACTAGTTCCAGAAGCGCCTTGAGTAGTTACAACATTAACTAAATTTACATTTAAGCTGCCTGATTTATGGAAAGGATAATCGGGACTAAATGGACCATCAAAGAAAGTTTCAACTCTTGCACTATTTACACTAAGTATACCATAATTAACAAAATCCACCTCAAGAAGATTGTTATCAAGATCCCGCATCTCTAAAGTTAAATCTAATCCATTTTTGCTTCTTAAGTTATTAGTCGCTGATGTACCTTTTGCGGGCTTCGTTGACCA